AACCCTATTCCAAAACTGTATCTCCTATATTTGTCGGCACATCTTCATTTTGGCTTGGTATATCAGGTTCTGGAGTAATATTTTCCACTTCGACGACTTGAAGTATTTCATCCGAAGGAGAATCTGTAGTCAAAGGATTTTCATCTGCCGGCGCCTCGGTCGAACTATCTGTATCAATAGTAGTATCTCCTGATGGAGTTACTTCTGTTGGAATTACTTCTGATGGAATAATTTCTGGCTCTTGAGAATCAGGACTATCACTACTTGTGTTTACTTGTCCATTATTTATTATCTCTTCGAGTTGGTCTCCGTTTATACAAAAATCAGTCCCGTCAGATTTCTTTAGACAAACTTGCTCTGTCCGAATTTTCTTTGTAAAGAATTCTGTAATACCATTCATTTCATTTCCAAACCAAGCCAAGAGACTTTCTCTCCAAGTATTTATTATTGTGTTTCCTCCTTCATCTGTTTCAAATTCATTTATATTTTCTAATTTTAAATTCATCTCCTGTATAGAAGCGATGATGACGGGGGTAAGTTTAGAGTAATCTACCATCCAGTAGTCTTCTTCTTTATTGGGCTTAGCAATAGCTTGAGGATAGACTTCATATAGTTCTTGAGCAAAGATTCCTGTATATAAGTTATTGTTTATATCGTTTTTCCAAGTGAAATCATGGACTTTTATTTGAGTTAGAGTATTTAGAGATGAGAGAGTCTTTTCATTTACTAAATTCTTCAATCTTTCATCGGATGTTGTATTGTAAGAGACGGCACTTGAACCAAATGTTATAGAGCCTATATTTGTACCATCACCATCTTTGAAACCGATGAGGGTGGATGTCTCTGTTATTGTATTGTCATCTAATCCTCCTTGGATGAGTAGTCCTGATCTGTTTGCTAGATTACCATCGTTTATGAATGCTCCTGTATAATCTTCGATATCTCCTACTACTTGAAGTTTTGTGTCTGGCGCCGTCGTCCCAATCCCGACGTTGCCAGTATTACTAATTACTAATCTAGGCAATGTAGAACCTGTATTATCATTTATTGTTAAATAACCATCATCAACAGTTATAGAATCAACAGCCATCCCCCAAGTTGCAGTATTATTTCTATTTGTAAATTTATAAGCATAAGGACTCGCGGCACTTTCTTTAATATGCAAAACGGCAGTAGGACTCGTCGTCCCGATTCCGACGTTGCCGTTACTAAATATATGCTTAGTCATACTCGTATTCCCATATACAGCAGTATTACTTCCTAGTCCTATTGCATTATATCCAATAACTATTTCATTATCTGTTCCGTCAGCGCTGGCTTTTGTATCATTACCTAAATATAGTCCATTACTACCTGTAGTTCTACCTGTAGTTCCGTCTGCTATATATCTAGCTGATTGATAGCCTAATGCTGTGTTGGAGGTTCCTGTGGTGTTGGAGTAGAGAGAAGCATATCCATTAGCTGTGTTGTTGAATCCTGTGGTGTTGGAGGAGAGAGAAGCATATCCATTAGCTGTGTTGGAGTTTCCTGTAGTGTTGGAGTAGAGAGAATACATTCCATTCGCTGTGTTGTTGAATCCTGTGGTGTTGGAGTAGAGAGATTGATATCCATTATCTGTGTTGTTGCTTCCTGTAGTGTTGGAGTAGAGAGATTGATATCCATTAGCTGTGTTGTAGGTTCCTGTAGTGTTGGAGTAGAGAGATTGATATCCATTAGCTGTGTTGTAGGTTCCTGTAGTGTTGGAGTAGAGAGAATTAACTCCATTAGCTGTGTTGGAGATTCCTGTAGTGTTGGAGTAGAGAGAACGATATCCATTAGCTGTGTTGGAGATTCCTGTGGTGTTGGAGAAGAGAGAATACATTCCATTAGCTGTGTTGGAGGTTCCTGTAGTGTTGGAGTAGAGAGATTGATATCCATTAGCTGTGTTGTAGGTTCCTGTGGTGTTGGAGTAGAGAGAAGCATATCCATTAGCTGTGTTGGAGTTTCCTGTAGTGTTGGAGGAGAGAGAAGCATATCCATTAGCTGTGTTGGAGAATCCTGTGGTGTTGGAGGAGAGAGAACGATATCCATTAGCTGTGTTGGAGAATCCTGTGGTGTTGGAGAAGAGAGAATACATTCCATTAGCTGTGTTGTAGGTTCCTGTAGTGTTATATCTTCCTGCACCCACACCTATAAATGTATTCCCTGTTGCAGTATTTGCTCTCATTTCAATTCTTGCAGTTCCGTCTGATGATTTAAGATTTACAAGAGGATTAGAAATATCTGTTATTGATTTAATAGAAATAATTATCTTTCCATTAAAGTCCGTAGTAGGAGTAATAGTAAGGTTTGCTGTAGATGATGTTGTAGGCCCCCAAGCTCCTGTAGCTGTGATACCTGCATTACTTTGTCCTCCAAATCCTATAGTAAATGACCCTGCTGTTCTACCTGTGACAGTATAAGCAATTTGGTATTTGGTTGCATTGACTGCTACTTTGGATTGAGACAGGACGGTTGTATTGCCTGTAGTATGTGTCCACCCAGTAGCAAAATCTCCAGTCCAGTCCGTAGATGTCCACCCAGTATCTAATAGAAACTCTGCCGAATATGTAGGCAAGTCATTGACTGCTAGCCCTTGAATGTCAAGTTTGCCAGTTGGTGCTGTCGTCCCGATCCCAACGTTACCACTATTCAAAATCGTCATTGCTTCAGTTGCTCCATTATTCCCTACAAGGAAATGCATATCAGCACCTGTTGCTCCGATACCTGAGGTTGTTTGAAGTGTGAGGTCGGAGGTAGTAGTAGAGCCACCGATAATTTTGTTAGAGGTCATTAATATATTCCCTGTCATCGTTCCACCTGCAAGTGGTAGATAACTGTTAATATTCTTTGTGAAATCAAAATACTTACTTGTATTATTCCAAACAGGTATTTGTCCGTCTAATGTTAAAGCTGTTCCGTTTACATCGCTTAGTTCTTGCAGAGTGCTATGTCTTTGTATGTTTACTAAAATACTTCCAAGACTACTATGAACTACTCCGACAGTTCCAATTATATCAGAGTGATTAGGAGCAGATGGGATTACGTTTGTAAGTTGTCCAGCGACAGAAGCAGAAACATATAATTTATCGCCTTCTAACCAAGTTGTACCCCATACTCCACTACCAGTATAATCAGTTTTAATTCCTCTAACATATCCCATTGTTGTTATAAAACCATCGCTAGGGCTTGTTATATCTTGAGTAGTAATACCTGCTACCATTGACGTAGCATCAGCATCGCCTTTAGCTAGATAGATATTAGGGCGATTGCCAGTTCTTCCTGATAGATAGACAGGGATACCATTTAAAATTGTAGAGCCAGAAACATTACGAACTTTAGTAAACATTTCTTGTCCTACTTGTAATTTAATATCACCACCAGACATACCGAGGTCAAGAGTGCCATCTGTCGCATTCCATTGTAATAATCCCTCTGCATTTGTTAGAGGTGTTGCGGATATATTGTATTGTAAAGCATTAAATATAGGTGCTCCATTTATTACTGTTTGTGGTGTAGTCTGATCTAGTTTTAGAAATGTTAGATTGTTCGCTGTTGGGTTATAATTGCCTTTACTTGTGGATTCTAGTATGTAACCAGTCCCTGGTGCTTGTGGCACTGTGATATTCACCGCCATAGTTATGAACGGTATAAATAAAAGTAATCCTAAAATTGTATATTTATATTTTTTCATTTTAATTTTCTCCCCATATATCGTATTGAGGATATATATCTAAAGTTGCTTGTAATGTTGGTACTGACCAAGCCCAACCTTTGTTCTCTCTATATTTTACACCATCGGCTATTATAAAAATAGGCTTTGATATAAATTCAAATACATTATTATTTCCATCTACGCTACCAGTGGCTACTAAAATAGTGTTATTTAGCTTACTATTTAAAGCAGTGTTTATATCAGTAATAGTCTTACTTGTTGGACCAAGTATAATCTTATATATCTTACCTGATGTATTCTTTGTGCTTGCTGTGGTATCTTCTTGAGCTCTAGTTATTGAAAGAGTATCACTTATTCTATCTGTGACACGGACTATCTCTACATTCGGATCATCGGCGGGGGATTTATAATCTGTATAATTCCACCATACGAGATTGAAAGCTCCGTCTGTATCTGGCGATGGGAATTTAACACCATCACCTGTATTTAAAATTATAGATGTTGCAGACTCATCATATCCTTGGTTTACTGTTCCTATTGCAAAGTTTTTTGTTGAATCTAATGTCATTTTATTTATCTAATCTATCAATTAATTTTTCTAGGATTTTTGTATGTGCTTGTATAACTTCTGTGTGTGCTTTTCCTTGCTCATTACTCTCGGTTATCTTTTGTGTAGCTTCTCGGACTAGGTCTGTCATAGTATGGTTATTTTCTAACACAAAACTTTTATAATCTTTCTGAACTTCTGCAAGCATTGCTAGTGATTTAAAACATAGATACGCCATTGCACCTATTGCTACACCTGCTATACCTAGTTCTTTAAGTGTTGATAAATTCTCCATTGTTAAATTGATTAAATTTATAATTATTACAAATATTATATTGTTATTCCTACCCACAATTGCTTATGGGTAGAGTAAGAATACAATTAGAGTTCCTTACCATCTTCTTCAGATGATTCTTCTTCAGGTGTAGCTTCGTCAGTTTTATCTTCCTCTGCTACTACTTCAGGCTCACTTACTGGCTCGTCTTCTACAACTTCCTCTTTGACTTCTTCAGGTGTAGCTTCAACTGCATCCGCAATCTTAGCAAAACCTAAATCTACCAATGGAAGTAACTCATCGCTACCAATAAACCCTGCTTTATATTCAACACCATTATGTTTTACATTTGATGTTATTTCAATTTTACTCATAAATTAAATTTGATTAAGCACTAATAAAGTATTCGACAAATAATACCGCTTTACCTGCTGTAAGAGCTTCTATGGCCACTGTAGCTGTGATTTCTCTTTCAGCTGTACATTTTATGAATGTAGCTGCAAACAATGCTGCAACTTCTGGTTGTGTGTCATGTGCGGCATCTGCTCCTAATGCTGGGAATCCAGGCTTTCCTGCGTGCATTCCTGCATCGTGAACATTTGTTGCATCACTTATCGCAATAGCAGCTAATAAGTCGCCTGCACCTTGTGCCATATATGCGATTGTACCAGCGTCTGTTGCTGTAGTGAATGTAGTTACTACATCATACCAGAAACGAGTCACCACGGCCTTTATAGGAAGATATACGCCCAATCCGTGAGCCGCTATCGTCTTATTTGATGCACCAGAGCTATCTACTCCTGCTGTATCGTATATTGCTGTTGCAACCATCTTTGTACCTAGTGAACTTGCACATGTGACAGAACCTCTACGAGCTTGATAAGCTGTTCGAACGGCTGTCATTCTTTTTATTTCTTTTGCCATGATTTTATTTAGCACTATGCCTGGGGATTCGATCCCCAGGTTGTATTTCTACGAGTGCTTTTATTTAGCTATTAAATACTAAGCTACTGCTGCAAGGATTAAGTATGCTGCACCGACAGATACGATTTTGTGGTCGTAATTATCTGAACCGATACGAACATAAGTACCCTCCTTGTCTTCATCTCTCCAACGCTTTACTGTACGTGTTTTGTAAGTAAATGTTATACCAAAAGTTAATGTTTTAAGACCAACTCTAGGAGCGATGTAAGCAAGAAGTGCATTCTTACCCCATACATAGGCTAGTGAATCTGTCTGACCCTCTTTAGCAGAGTTATAACCTGCTTCACCGACAATGACTTTCTCAACTTGGAATAGTCTTGCGAGTAATTCTTCGGTAATAACACCTAATTGAGAGTATTTTACTCTTTCAACTACTTCAGGGTGGTCTACCAATACATCGAATACTTGCTTACCAAGTATCATAGTATTAGGCTTCTTGAATGAAGCTGCGTGAACTGTAGAACGAGCAGTTCTTACATCACTGATTGGTGATGAATTATCATAATCACTCCATTGTGATGTTCCTGATAATGTTGTGTTCTGTGTAACATAAGTACCGCTTGTTACGATACTTGCAAGAGCTATTTCACGGTCAAGCAAAAGCTTATCTGTGACTAACTCTGTTTCATCTACCAAAGGATTCAAAGCATTGTCTGCTTGGTCCTGAATTTCGTCTGCTACGAAACTCTTAAGTGCGTGATCGTCACAAGAATAGGAGTCTGTAGATAGACCGAAATCTACTTCATTAGCTCCTGAACCTGCTGCACGGAGAGAATTATCTCTGCGTAGATTTGACTTATCATAAATGTAATATTTACCTGTTTGCTTTCCGACTGGCAAAATAGGGAATATCATATCCGCAATGTATGACTCATTTTTATAGGCAATGGAAACATTACCTAATGCTGGATCTATATAAACATCTGATTGTACTAACATAAATTATTTATTGGTTATTTATATTTATAATATTCGACTATTAAGCTGACAATGTGAAGATGTGAATCTGCACCTCGATTATATCTCCTGCGGCTGCTGCTGCACTACCTAGGAATTTACCGAGAACAACATCTTTGTCTGTTGTTGTTGCGATTACCTTACCATTTCCATCTGATGTTACCCAAGCACCTGGATTGATTGCTCCTCCAGCGATTACTTTTGTTGTACCACCGAATCTTACTAATGCTGCTTGACCAACAGCTGGTTTATTCTGAAGAACACCCACAATTTTATCTGTAGCTGCTGCTGCGAGAATCATTGTGCCATCAGTGTGTTGCTTAACAACATAGAATTGCTTTGTAGCAAGACTAGTAGCTCCACATGTGAATGACATTTCAAAATCTTTTATTGATTGACTCATAGATTTATTTATTCAAATTAACTTTTAATATTATTCGCCCTTTTTGATTTCCTCGTTGTAGCGTTGTGCTAGTTCTGGGAATTCTACATTGACCTTTCTAAGTGCATCGGAGTAAGTCATTCCTGACTTTGTCTTTTCTGCAATCTTAGCATCTAGTTCCGCTTTCGCAGTTCCGTCACCTGCATTGTCAGCACCTAACTCTTTGAAAAGATTCATTGCTGGAAGTTCCTTTGCAAGTGTAGAGAATGCTGTTCTCTGTTCCTTGTTAAGTTTTTCCATAAATGCTCTTAATGACTTCTCTGACTTTGGTAAGAAGTGTCCGTTTTTGTTACTTTCACTAAATACTAAACCAGAAACAAGTGCGTCAAGATTTTTCTTTTCAAGTTCGGCAAATGCTTGCTTATAAACATTTAACTCACTTGCTTTCAATGTAACTGTCTTTTCTGATGCTTGGATAGTCTCATTATCCTTTGGCTCTTCAACCACAGGAGTATCATCGCCTTTTGGCTCTTCAACCACAGGA